TCCATCGTCGAAGGCCCGTTCTCTGCTCCCGATGGAGAGGAAAAGGAAGTCACAAAGATGGTAAGAGAGCGCAACAACGCCATCCTAGAGTTCCTTTATTCCACCGGGCTGAGGGCGTCTGAGTGTTCCAGCCTTACAGTCAGCGACGTGGACCTTACAGATATGATGGTTTTCGTGAGAGGGAAGGCAAAGATTGAACGGCTGATCCCATTTGGCAGACCGGCCAAGAGGAAACTCCTTGCGTACCTGGATACCAGGGGGTACGTATTTGGAGAGCCAGATCCTGGAGACAGACTGTTCGTTTCCTTTACAGGGAAGCCTATATCGAAGAGAGACATTGACAACGTTATGAGAGAGGCCGTGTCGAGGGCGGGGATAAGAGGGAAGGTTACTCCTCATACCCTGAGACATTCCTTCGCGACTCACCTTCTTGAGAGGGGAGCTGACCTGAGAACGATACAAACTTTCCTCGGCCACCAGAGCCTCAAGGCGACGACGATATACACACATATGAACATTTCCTCATTAAAAGAACAATACACGTCCCACGATCCCCGTAGAAAGGATTTGCCTGGGAATGTAATAGGAGGTTGATATGCCTAGAGCGACTATGAATGAAGAACAAAAAAAAGAGTTCGGGAAGTTCCATGAGTACTACGCAGAAATGTTGGCCCCTAAGATTTTTATTACAGTAAGAGAGTATGCCGAAGCGAACGGGACAAGTATCCAGGATGTAAGGAGCATGTTGCTTGCCGGCGAAATGCCTGGGGCGTACCTTATTGGGGACACGGTGAGGATCCCCGTGAATGGAATGGTGGTAGATGAAGCAAAGGAAAGGATCTTAGCTCTCGGGAAGGATGACTTCTCAATCTATGAGGTTGGGCAAATGCTGTCTGTTTCGTATAGGACTATCTATCGTTGGATCAAGAACGGCGATGTCTCCGTGAAGAAAGGCCGAGGGGAAGCAAAAGCCCCGAGGATTAAGGCCAAGGCCCTGATGAAGATCATAAGGAAGTATAATCTACCGCCGTACTATAGACGTGATGAACGTTGTAAAGTAAAGAAAATAGGCGTATAATATTATCGCCTGGTTTTCCGTTCTCCCTCCGTGTGCGTTTTGCCTTCGAGGGGAAGGAGATAACATTCCTTCCCCTCTTCCCTTTTCTATCTGCTGTTAGTCACTCCCAGCCTTTCTCATGTCCGCCAAAGCCCTAGATAGGTCAAGAGACTTCCTTCTTAGATCCCCTCTAGTCCTAGGTGAGGTGTAGCTTTCCCGGAAAGACGAGTCCTCGTCTTCCATTTTACGCACCAGCTTGATGAACTCTTGCGCAACTTCCATTGCCGTTCTGATGTTCTTTCCTGTCATTGTTCCTCCTTTTATAGTTTGCTGTATGCCACGAGATCGTCTGGATCTGGGTCAGCCTCACCAGCCGTCCATAATCGAGCAAAATCCAAATCCGTTAGATTTTTTTCTCAAGAACCCAAAGCAATTCTTTTACTTTTATACTTCTATCTCTCAGGTTTCTTGACCCTCTATAAGCATTATAATCTTGGTCAAAAAGCTCCCACTTTCCGTATTTCGATAAAATCGACTTGAAAGTTTCTATCGGGATTATTCCCTCGTCATTATAGGATATTGCTATAAACTTTGCTCTAGTATTTTTCAGAAGATTTTCCATTGCTTCCTCGGCAATTTTTCTTTTGTTATAAGCTGACTTATTCCATTCTTTTGAAATACCACTCACTCCGTCCTGTATTTCGCGTGGTTTTCCTTCGTTGATTATATTCAACATGAAATAATTAGAACCATACGGATGTTGGTTGTATGGCGGGTCGTAATACACTAAATCAAAAACTGGTAAATCTTTGCTATTTACAAGCTCATTTATATCTTTCTTGTGAACATGAACAACACATTCAAAATCTGAGAAAATTGGCGTGTCTAAAACAATCTCTTGTTTAATTCTTTGAAGTGCATTTTCACCTTGTCCCCCAAAATGGCCGATTCCATTTTTTTTATGAAACCCCTTAAAGACTCCAGATGTATTGTTGTGTACTGAAGCCTTAACAATGAGAGAGGCGAGACAAAAAGTTTTGTAAGGTTCTGGTATCTCTTCAATTAAATTTCTAATATTGTCAATTATTTTTGCGTTTGAGTTAGTATAAAAAACTCGCTCGCCTGGTTGAACATCATCATCTTTTTTGGGTGCGTAATTTTTTTCTATAAATCCAGATTTTTTGGATTTTAGCTTCAATTTGTTTTTGTTCAACCAGTCGATATATTCTTCAAGTTTTTTGAAGTCTATATCTGATTTGTTAGCTAGGTATGCTTTGTTTACAGTCTCAGAATAATCTTCAAGATCATTAACGTGCAGTTCGCTAGCAAATGCTTTTAATAAGCGAGCAGTTGAGCCGCTTCCAACAAATCCGTCCAAAATAACTAATTTGTCTTTTCCGATTTTTTTGCGAATGTCTAAAAACGCCTTATATAAAAATGGTAATAAGCGTCTTTTGTTTCCGATATATGTTATGAGATGAGAACTGAAAAAAGGATTTTTCAAATCTAAACTCTCAACAATGTCGTTTGAGAATAAATTAAATTTTGTTTGTGACTTTGTTGGTTTCATAGAGATAACCAGGGCGTCCATAATCGTGTCTTCTGAAGCCTGAAGGCAAATCAACATATACCGGTTCGTTCACTCTCAGTTGGACGCAAGTTCTCGCAAGAGCGTTTCCCCTCCTGGATCAGCAATAACAGTGTCGAGAGGTCTTGCCTCTTCATATTCGACACAAGCGCCGTTTAACCTGGCGAAGTTCTGAGCCTCCGAGAGATCGTCTGGATCTGGGTCAACCTCACCAAGCGAACACTCCTCTGGGTGGTCGTGTGTAGCACGTATGTAAAACCTACACCCCGTCAAACAATCCCCTGGGCACTTTGAACTTTCCGGCGTAACGTCTTGCCAGCAAGGCAATCCTTCATCGTCGTAATACCCGCAACGTAGACCGAGTTCACCGGTCAGGTAGAACTCACAATTGATACAGTCTTTATATTCCATCTTTCCCTCCGGAAAATGAGGGGAGGGTGGCAACGTTGGTTTCACTCTCCCCTCCCTCCTAAAACCATAATCAACCGATATTAGGGCGTCCACAATCGTGTCTTCTGAAGCCTGGAGGCAACTCAACATATACCGATTCGTTCACTCTCAGGAAGATAATCGCTTGCTTCTGTGATTTTATAGATTTTCATTCCATAACCTTTTGCTTTTTTCAATGCGTTCTTTATTCTTGTGTCGTTTTTCAATGAACGCAGAAAAACTCATTTTTTTAAAGATATGCACCTGATTGCAATAAGCGGAAAGATCAACAAAGAAATCAGAATTTTCACTTCCCCAACAACTTATATCTCTCATAATATATGGTAAGCACTGATTTTCTTTTAACCATACTATTCTTTTAACAGTTTCAACCAAAGACATTTCAGGGTGTATATACACAAAAAATTTTAGCTGATAAGGCTTTCGCCAAGAAAGAAAAGTCATCTTTTCTTCGATTATCGTTTTGTATTTCCAATTATCGAAAGCAAAGATATATTCACCTAAATAGTTGATTTTCGATAACAGATCACTATTTTCAGAATCCAACAATCTAACATCTAAACCTTGATTGAACTGACATTTGATATTTTTTTGAACGAGTTCTGCTAATATTTCTTTATGTTCTGGTAATGACAGAATATTGTTATCTAAGAACTTTACTTTTTTGTGCCTAACAATATCATCTACATTTGCAACCTTATGAATGTGCCCTTCTTTTTTGGGGACTTTGCAAAACGAACAATTCCTAATACAACCCCTTGTGATAAACCCGTATGACGTATCATTATCGGGATAAATAGAATAATCTGGATCAAATCCTTCAGCTACAGAAGGAATTTTTGTAGTAAGATCGAAACCAGTTCCCCCAAATATAATATTATCACCGATAATATAATTTGCATTGCCTTCAAATATAACAGAACAGTAAGTTTTATCCGCACTTTTTGGGATAAACGGAGTTTTCTTTCTGTTCGGGTAATAAGGAAGATTAGCTCGCACCAATTCAACATCATCACCTAATGATTTATGCCATGCGGATAGTTTCATTAAGGCTAGATTGGGTATGGTTGAATCGGCATCTATCAAAAGCACTTTCATTATTATTCTTTCAACTCCTTAATTAATTTCTCGTTTGCATCCACAATCTTATCTCCTTTAGTCGAGTCCTAGCTGACCAAGAGCCCTAACCCCGTCCATCAGGTCGTCAACAACCCCAGACGTTAGCCCGTATTCCAGGAACACCTCCGCCCGAGGATTTTCCCTGTCGATGGCATGAGTCAAGAACCCAATGCAGAGCTCCTTTACGTTGTCGTCGGCAAGAATTCTAGCGTCAACAAGTATGTCTTGAACGCTCTCAAGGGCGTTGCTGTAGTCCCATTTCCGCAGGCTGTCCCTGTAAAACTTAACACTGATCCGGACGATAGACGGGAGCGGAAACGATATGCGGCCTTTTCCGTTCGCAGGGGTCGCTGACTCTGGAAGATGGGCTATGTTTCGCTTATGCCAGCGGGCATACCCTTCAGACGGGAGGACAACAGGATAAGACCTCCCCTTGACACTGAACACCCGCTTCGAGTTCTTCTTGGACGGGGTGTTCCCGAACAGGACGACCTTCACCACATCAGTCACTTCAGAGCCTTCCCTATCCCATACCCCGCGGCGGCTCCCAGGACGAACGTTCCTACCTTCAGGGCCTTCTTCCAGAACGACGATACCCTCTTGACTTTGAGGTTGTCAAAACACTGGTTGAGGGCCGTCTCACAACGAGTACGCTTGGCTTGTTCTGCTGATATTTGCGCCAGCCTTTCCTGGTCGATGTTGCCAAGAAGGAGGGACTTCTCCTTCTCCTTAGTGACAAGGGCGTTCATGGTAATCAGGTCCACCTTACAGAGCTCCAAGGCTTTGTCGCATAACGAAAGAGCGGACCCTTCCTTCTCGATCTCCTTTGGCTTCTCCTTTTTGAGGGCCTCCTGGTAGCGTTTGTTGGCCCGGTCAAACTCCTTCCTGGCTTCTTCGTTGTCGATGTAAGACTGGGCTAACTCCTGGTTCAGGACAACCACCTCGTTTTTCAGAGCGGCTATGGTCCTCTCAGCTTTTCTAAACTCGATGTCCAGGGCATACTTCTCTACTTCGTAGTCGGCGCTGATCTTCGCCTGGGCCTTTGTCTCAACAAAGAACGAAACACATAACGCTGTGACAACGATCAGGTAAATGCCGATGGCTATCGTTGCTACTTTATTGAACTTCATGGCTCCTCCTTTGCGCATATAATTGCGCATTATTTGCGTATACGCAATTCTTGCTTCAATTATTCGCTCCCACCTACGGCCATCTCTTTGCTCCACTTTACTCCTACGGACTCGGGTCCAGCCATACGCTTGTCCCACTTTGACCCCGTGGCCTCTTGCTGAGCTTCGAATACAGGAGGCTTAGCATAAGAGGCTCTTGCCTTAGCTATATCGTCTGCGCTTGGCCAAAGCTGGACCTTCTCTATCGGGGCTTCGTCCCCTCCATTAATCTTTTCTTTCCAGTCGTCAACGTTCCGTTCAACCTTGTCCAACCATTCCTTCATAGCGACAGCCAATAGGTCAGCCGCCACTCCACGGCGTTTCAGATGTAGGGCAGAACATACAGCGGCAAACCTCGTCCACAGATCCTTGTCAGCAACAGGGACGGTAGGCCCCTTCCATTCACTCTTCATGATCTTCCTCCTTAAAGTTAGTTAAACGCCCTTGCTCCTCTTGGGTATCCACCCAAAAGAGTCAGCAAGGTAATCCCATAACGGGGTGGCTCCTTTGTACACCCCATTCAGGGCCAGTGTCAGAAACAGGTAATACAGGATCGAGTCCATACGGAACCAATTAGCAATAGCCAAAACTCCGTAGCAAATGGCTCCGATGACCCACGAAAGGTAGATTGCGGGGATCTTCAACCAACGCTTACCGACCTCCGTGGTGATAAACACAAACAAAAGATAGATGGCAACAGCGGGGATATCAATCATTTAGCCTCCAACGGGACCCTTTTGTAGACGGGTTCTCCGTACTGGTTTTTTGTAGCAATCAAACATTCTCGCTTTGTCCCTGTAGAAATATGGCAGAACTTCCGGTCAGGGTAGGCGATCAGCTGGCCCCAGGTAAGGAACGACGCCCTGATCAAATTAAATACTTCCATGGTGTCTTTGGCGCATGAAAAGTCTGCGGCCTCTCCCTCTAGGTGCTGGCTTGTTTTTGCTCCTCCGTTCAGCTTGTTTGTCTCGTATGTTCTGAGACCACCATCGGTAGAAATATAAAGCGGAATATCCCCGATGATTTTTCTCACTCCTTCCAACAGTGTAGCCGTCTCTTTCAACTTCTCATACTTCTGGATGGCAAATTCAGCCGGAATTACCCGGCTACTCTTAACGAACTCCTCAAAAGTAAAGTGTTTTGTCAGTAACATTTGCTCACCTCCACCAAAAATAATACGCCGAAATCAACGTTTGTCAAGACTTATTGTTTTTTTATTTACGTTGTTAACAATTTCTAGAACGATCTTCTCGCAAATGACATCGGAGGTTTCTCCTTTTTTGCGGTCAATCAAGAGGGTTCTCTCGGGGATCATTAAAGCCACTGCGGCGTGGGCCATTAGGGCCGGGGAGTCTATCGGGAAATGATAACCTCCGTCTCTCTCAACCGGAGGGACGGTCACAACCCAATCGTAACTCTCTACGACGTTCTTCCAAAGGCTCCCGAAGTACCGTTCGGCCTTTCTGTTTGTCTCAGGGTATCCATACATCGAGGCCCATATATATGGGTACATAAACGATGGCCCGTTGATAACTCCACTCCCCGGCTCCCGGACAAATATGTCCATCATGGGAACCGGAGAGAGAGTTCTATACGTACCGCCGACCTGCTTGATCTCGGAACAGGCCCGTACCATAGACCGGATTGTCCAGTCGATCAAAGGGAGGGATAGCTTGTTTGCCAACGCCTTCCCTAGAACACGGCTAGGGTAAAGCAATCCGATCTTCCACGCCTTCATGACGGCTCCTTAAAACGGGAACTCTTCGTCGTCAGAAAACGGAAGAGGCTCAGGTTCGTGAGGCTCATCGGCGAACGGGTCAACCTGCTCAAGAGGGGTCTGCTTTTTCCCCATCTCTTTCTGCTCCTTCAATTTGGCGTAGCGTTCTCTCTGCTGTGCCTTGTAGGCGACCATATCATAGGGCTCATACTCCTGCGTCTCTTTGTTGAAAATGACACAAGAGTCAGACGAAACCATAAGCTCCATGCCCTGCTTGGCTCTAGGCATTTGTTCAGCAACGGAGGTAATGATCTCTTCCAGCTTCGTCCCAATCGGATACCATGGAGAGGGGCGCCCCCAGACCTTCTTCCCTGAACCGTCCTGCTTTTTATCCATCCTCATCAGCTGGACGTAGAACATTCCATTGTCTTTCTTTCTGATAATTTTCAGCTTTGTAGCGTACATAGTGATAGCATACATAGAGTCGAAAGTGACGCCCTCAACAAACTTCTCTTTGAAGTCGTTGACCTTTTCTCCGTATTTGTTAGTCGTAGCTTTTGGCACTTTGGCCCTCCTTCTTTAGCTTGATAATAACGGTAGCAACTTTTTGCTGGTTACAGTCGTTGCTACCGGCGAAAACAAAATAGAAATAGCCTTCCTCGTCGGTCCAGTGATCAATGATGGCTGGCGCATGGAACCCCATAGGACGGCGGGAGACTACATACATGCGCCTCCTGGTGTCGTGACCGAAGACCCCAGCCAACGCAGAGGACTCGTTATTTGGTGAGAACATCTCTGGATCTGCACGGAGCTCTTTGTGATTCCTTCTGTCCCATACAATGTAGTCAAGGTAATATGCTTTTTCTTTCTTCGGGGCAGAGATTGTCCCGTAAAAGGAGTGGTTCCTAGACTTCACTTCCGTCCGGACGTGGAGTTCGACAAAGACAGGTTCGTATCGGTAGTCGTTCTCGTCTGGGAAGCCGTTTGTGACTTTGTTCTTCACATAGGTCTCAACCTGAGAGAGCGTAATCCCTTTCTCTGCCTTGCTCCTGGACACGAATCCTAACTCGGCAAGAGCTGAGTACATCCTGGCAATTAGACGGTTCTCTTTCTTTCTCTGAGCGGCAAGGTTCATCTAGGCATTTCCTCCCACATATCTTTGGACTCTCGTTTACATTCGCTTGAGTACTCACAATTTCCGCAAAGAGGGTGCGGAGTCTTAGCAAAATCGTCAAGAGCAACTCCTATGATGTAGCTTGCCAACGTATTCCTGGCGTTGTTCCGGATCATCCTGATTGGCGGTATTTCAAGAGGGCTAATGCTCCCCCCTGCCGCATAGGAAATAGACAGCAGAGACAGGTCTGTTGTCAGTCCTCTATTGATCTCTGTGCCAATGCTGTATAAGCCAAGCTGTGTTTCATCCCTACAGGTAACATCCGTGGTTTGTCTGGTGCGCAATTTCATGTCAACCAAGAGAGGCTTGTTAACATCAAGCAAATCAGCGAACATTATAACCTGTTTGCTCTTTATTTCATCATATAGGAACAGAACAGAAGCCATCGATTTCGGGATGTCCTCTCCAAGGACGGCAGAGACTGGAGCCGTGATGTCAACTTCGTGTTCGAACTCTCCTCCCTCCACGTTGTGCCACATCTGATAAAGGCCAAGAGCGGTTTCAATACCGCCAAGGATCGAGGCGTCCGAGTCTTTCGCAGGAAAAGTGTAGTGCCGTTTCCTCTCGTTAAACAACTTCGCCACCAATTCCCTTGAAGCTCCGGCAATTCTTTCGTGAAACAGGTCTCCCTCCAAGAGTCTCACCGATAGTGGGGCCTGTATCTTTTCAACATATTTTAGATAGTACTTCCGGTGACATTCGTGGTAACAGAACATCGCCGTTGGTGAATAGTGCTCAGGTATCATTTTCCCTCCTCTGGAATTTCCATTTCATCTCCGATGGTAAACGCCTTCGCCTTAACAAGGAATTCAGAACCCTTATTGAAGTCCCCGGCGACCATCTCTGCGTAGTTGAAAAGATTGGAATCAAACGTCTTTCTTGCGTCAACGCTGTCAGCGTCATGGCCTGTGAGGAACGTTTCGTACAGGTTAAGTATCTGCGGGTTTATTATGGTTGCCCTCGCCTTGTCCAGAAGTTTCGTAGCGGGGACAGGAACAAGACGGATCGGGCTAGACTCCTGGCTCCCGTGGGACCCAACTCTATGCTCCCTCTGTAGAGCCTCGTTCTTCGCTGGCAACCCTGTATAGTACCACCGCTTTCTATGCCTGGCGGTCACATCGTCTGCCGATTTCTCGTCAAGGAACACCTCAATGTTCCTCACAAAATGCTGTAGCTGGTCTCCAAACCCGAACGTGTTGTCTCCTGGAGCTCCCTTTCTTGTTTCGTGGTACAATGCGAACCGCTCAAAAGCCTTCAGAAAGTCGTCTCGGAGAACCTTCCTTGTCCTTGTTTTTAGCTTTACAAGGTGCTCTTCAGGGTCAAGCCGGTAGTGGTGTAACCCTTTAGCCTTGTTCCAGTATAGCTCTATAAAATCCTTAGGAACGGCGCCATTATCACTCGCTTCCCTGGGCCTCTCTACAGAAGGTTCTTTGCCAGGAACCTCTGGGAGAGAGAACCGAAGACCTCTATCGCCATCTTCTCCCGTTGCCAACTTCTCGATCTTTATAAGCCCTCTGGTATTGAGGGCCGTGACACACCCGGCCACGGCCTTCCAGGAAACAAACGGGAAGAGAGCACGGTACAGCTTCATCTCTGACAATACAGTCAGGCTCCCCTTCTCGCCAACTGGATTATCGCCTCTTGCTAAGAAAGCCGCACTCTCGCCTTCTATAAGAGACGCCAACTCCCGATAAACAGCGGCAAACATTATGCCGCCACACAAGGAAACGTCGTCGCCCGTGAAGGTGTAGACTTTCATTCGTCGTCCTTGTCCAAATCGTAGTCAATTGTATCGCCAGAGTTTTTCCTCTTCTGATTGTGCCTCGGCGAATAGCCATTTGTTACAACGCACCCAGGGAGCTCATCCAAGTCATAATCCTCAAGGTATCGTTCCAACATTGATGTCTTAAACACGGCATATCTAGGAGGGATCTCCTTCTTCCAAATGGCCTTAGCAAGAGCCGCCGGGTCTTTGACTGTGACGATCTTCTTAGGCTTCAGAGAGACCGACCCTGAGCCAGATACAAACTTTTTATTCGGCTCCTCAAGGATAATCTCGGCCCCGTATTTCTCTTTGGCAAGGGCCTCTGTTCTCTTCTTCTCCTCCTCGAGATCTCTAAGATGGGCAATCAGCGCATTGTCAACGTTGCCCATTGCGTCTTTGATCCGCTTCTGTAGAGCCTTAAAAATCTCGTCAACCCTCTCCTTCTCGTCAAGGATTGGCCGGACCGTCTCCTTCCTAACAGCCTCTAGGTTTGTAGCCTCTCTTGAAAGGGCTAGAGAAATGTCAGAAACCTCTTCCTTGTTCTTTTCCGTTACGGAAGTAACCTCTTCTGCTTCTGAAATCAACAGGGAAATCTCTTCTGCTTTGTTTGCGACAAACGTCCTAGCTAACTCTGCCGTAAACGTCCGTTTAAAAACAACCGCCTGGTTGTCAGACACTACCACCGCACGTTTTCCTTCCACGTTATTTCTCCTCCTTATCCTTGAATGTTAGTGGCCATTTCAGCAAACTGCTAAACGCTTCGATCATTTGTCCTCCACGTCCAAAAACCGGATCATGTGAAGAGGCATGTTCCGAACTCTCCCGTCTGGCATCTCGACGATCGCAGATGAAACAGAGCATAGGTCACCGCTATGCTCCTCAAAGTCTGTCCCGTACTGGGCGAAGATCCCTTCCCCGTCCTCGACCTGGACGTATTCATCCCCAACCTTTTCCCAGGTATACGTCATCACTCGTCGTTTAGTCATTCCTCCTCCTTCGGCCAGAGTTTCCTGGGATAAAGGATGTATGTTATCTCACGCTCCATGCCGCACCCTCCTCCTCATCTTTCTCGCGAACGCCGCCTTTCTGACGAACGTCAAGGCCAGCTCGTAGCCCATAATCACGATAAACAGAGCCACGACCAGAGCCATCAGCAGGCCCGTCAGATACATTCCGCAATCAAATATCGTCGTCAGGATCTCCATAGGCCTCCTCCGTACTCTCTTCTCTTCTTACGACCGCTTCAGGGTCTATCGTCTTCCTTAGCTCGAACTCGGCCACCTTCCCTTTATGCCAATTCTGGATTGGCCTGTAATACCCTACAACTCGTGAAAAAACCTCGGTTGGAACGACTCGTACTTTCACTGTTCTTCATACCTCCCATGTTTTTTCATTAAGTTAATATGGGATAGTTCCGTGATGAAGTCCCTTTCCAGAGAACTCCCTAGTTTTACAGGAACAGCCTCATGCGTACCGTCCCGTTTCAGCATAACACAATAGCACGATGATGGAGCTGGGATCCCTTCAAAGAGCATCGAATAGGCCGCAAGCTGGATACGATAGTATTCACGGAAGATCCCTGTTTTCCAATCAACCAGGACCGTTTTGGAGCCGTCCGGAGAAATGAAGATACAGTCCAATGTCCCTGTATACTCCAAAAGAGGGTGGTATCCTAGAACCTCAGCGGCAACAGTATACCGAGTGAGCTTCTCTTTCTTCACAAACGCCTTTGCCGCCTTGATATAAGGGACAATACGCTTGTCTACAGCAAGTAGCTTTTTCTTGCTTAGCGTTGCCGCTACCGCCCGGTGAACCTCGGTCCCGAAATCTGCGGCGGGAGATCCTCCGTCTCCAATGAACCCGCTAAGCTCCTTAAGCACCTTCGTAACAGACAGCAAGGTACGCCCACTATCGTGAACGTACCTATGGCCGTCTGCGAAAAATGTTACTGGGAACTCTGCCCCAGGAGTAAGGCCTTGTAGCATCAGCTATCGGCCCCAGGATAAGACGACGTTTCCTGCTCCTCTTCGACAACTGGCTCCTCTTCGATGGGGATGTCTTCCTCCTTTGGCTCAGGGTCCCCCTCAACACGGGTCCTCAGAAGCCCGCTCTTGTCGTCCCCGCCCTTGTCGCCTTTCTTCTTGCCAACCTTCTCTTCGAGGGCCTGCGCCCAGGACATCTCGCCATCCTTAATCGTATTGTAGAGGCCCCGTAGCTCAAGCCTCTCTTTGTCGTTCAGAACCTTCCCGTCGTGACCAAGGAACAGCTTCACCTGCGGAGCGGAAATGCCGATCTCTCTGAACAGGTCAAAGAGCTTTTTCCTGGCGCTCTCAGGGTCCTTGGCGTCATGGTCGGCCTTCACCTTCATACACAAAGCCTTACCCTCGTCGGTAATATCGCCAGGGATATGCCTAAGCCCGAGGGTTCTAATGGTCTGCGAAACGATCTTGTTCTGCTTGTTTAAAATGTCATCGTCCGTAGCCTCGATGGTGTAAGTCATAAACCCTTTTGAATTGATACGTTTCTTGAGGACCGTATCACACTCCGTTACCTTGCTCCTCTCGACTGTCTTGTTGACAGTCACCTCTGCGTCGTAGGTGCTATTGGTCTCAAGGTCGGTAACAGCAACCTTGAGGATACGCTTCGAAGGGTCGTCGAAAACGACCGTGGTCTCTGTAAGCATATTCGTCATACACCTGATAGCCGCTTCAACGAAGCGGATGGATGGGCCTGTAATACCCTTTCCGATTGGCTTAAAGTAAATAGCCGCCTCAGCAAAGCCTGGCCTCCGACACTCTTTCAGGATCTTCTCTCTCACCTCATCCAGGTCTCTAGGCCTTCTAAGGGCCATCGCATACCTGGCCTTAACGTTTGCCTCAGCAAGAGCCGCCACGGCGGAAACAGCGGTTTCTCCCGTCCTTACTGCCATAGCCTTCGGAGCTTCGTTGCTCATGATGTCAAGCCCCACTCCTTCGTCTTTCTTCATTCTTTGTTGTCCTCCTCTCGGATTTTAATGTAGGTAATTTTTCTCATTCTTTCCTCGTCATAGACGGTGAATGTGACTATCTTTCTCTGCCTTGATAACCTGTCAACGAACTCCCTGGTAGATCCTAGGTCCTCGCTGATTAGATCGGCCAGCTCATATATGGACGGAGCGGACCCGTTCGACAAGGCCGACAATATTTTGTCCATGACCTTGTCTCTGGCAATACAGGAATAGTAAATCTTTAGGATGGCCTGGGAGGAAAAGACGCTCAGCTTCCCCGTAGGGGAGCTTAGAATACATGACCCGTCGTCTAAAGGTTTATAGACGCTCCATCCACGCTTCGAAAGATATTCAATTGCTTCCTCAACGATGAACCGGGTTTCCTTTCGTCGCCTAGTCATACATATAGTATAGGCCGATAGACAGAAATGTCAACCGAAAATCGAAAACTAATTTTATTCTTCTTCGAAACTCGAAGCAATGGACTTGAGATAATCTCTCTCTGCTACGGCTTCTCTATACTTCTCAACCAGCCTATCTCGGGTTTTTTGCCCTGCATCTCCACGGGCGGATAGTCGCATGATCTCACGCTTTATGTCGGACAACTTCACTGAGTTCTCGTAGCGCCTCTTGTTGTAGGCAATTTCAGGCTTTACGTCGTAAATCTTTGGAGCGCCAACGAAAGAGGCAAGCCTCGCAAACCCAGGGACGCCCTTTGTATAACTCTTGGGAGACACGTAGCCGAAAATAGACGGCGTTTCTGAGTCTCCGAATATGTTTCCAGGGTTCAGGTTTTCAATCGTCGTCAGAGCTCGGAAGGGCTTCGTCACCCAGTGCTTTAGACTCTCCGTAATAGGCAACCCAAAGAGAGTCGTCTCCTGCCCAGGGTACTCTTCGATCTTTTTGTCGGGCTTAAAGATTGGCCTCCCAAACTCGTTTTCAACCATGCCGGAGACCATAGGGTTAAACAGTTTGGTCAGCTCGCTGAAAAAGTTTTGCGGGAGAGCGTTCTCGGGTTCTGTAAACGGGACATATCCCTCCATGGCCATTCCGAGAGTCTTTGTCTTTTCCCCCCTAAGCCAGGCAAGCGGGTTCGACGGGAGGTAAAACATGGCGTTCTGCTTAGCGTACTCGGTTTCGAAGTCTTGCTTGTCACCAAGGAACTCCCGCTTCGATATATCCCTCAGCTTGTAAAACCCTCTCAGAATGTACGGCTTTTTGATGGCCATCTCGATCTGGAACGGGAGGTTATAATACTTATATTTTATGAATGGGAATAGATCTTGGCTCTTTTTGATCCACTCAGGGACAACCTCGTAGTCGAAGTTTACCTTGTTCACAAGGCGCATAGCTTCTTCTGGATCGCCGTATTTCTGTAGCCCCCAAATGAAGTTCGATATACGAGTGATCCCTTCTGAAGAGTTCCCGGCTTTCCCGAGATAATCGACAACAGCGCTAGGCCCTTTGTCCCAGCCCTTCGGAATATCAATCCCGGCTTGTTTCAGAAACCTCCTCATTTCTACGGGGTTTCTAGTGTACTCGGGGATGACCTCTGCGGCAAAGAACCCTCTTCCTACCTGCCTAGACTCAATCTCTTTGGCCAACTGCTTTCCTGAGAAAACACGGCCATCGGATAGTACGAGATCAGGGAGGTTATCAAGAGCCTTACCAGACCAAATAGACTCCAGGATAGGCTTCTGATAAACGCTCATAATCTTCGCTTGTTCGGAAAGAGGGATCCCTGCCTGAGATCCCTTGATCATATCGGTAATAACGTTTCGTGTGTGGAAGGCTGGGAACGGGGCCGTTGTGATTAGCTTCCACGTCCCGGTCATGGAGTGTATAGCCTTCCCAAGTATCCCAGGAGCCTTTGGAGTGATGGACATCAACAAGTCGATGGACTGGTTTTCCATCCTGGACATGGCTTTAGCCACGTCAGGAGCGTACATATACCCTTTTAGGCTAGGTATGCCAACGGTTTTCCAACCCTTGTCCGAGAGCCTCTCAATCTCATCCGGGGTCATCTGGACAATCTTCTTCGCCTGCCCGAGGGAAACAGCCCAATCGGAAAACGCTTTAGGCGCTCCTACCCTGCCCATAGCCCTGCGATAGGCGTTGGTCCTGTCGATCCTTCGAGTCATAAAATCTTGAAGAAATATATCCTTGCCCTTGAACTCCTCAAGACCCTTAATGCCAACGTTCCTGGAAACCCTGTTTATTTCTGCCGTAACAGGGGAGTTCCAGTAGCCCATGGCCCACCCTGCGGCCCTGGCGTCTTTGAAGCGGTCCCCTGCTGAGTGCGAGATGATATAGTCACGAACGACCTTATATTTCTCTGGCTCATCAAGCGAAGCGAAGAAAGCGGTCCTCGCCTTCCTCAACGCCTCAGCCGTCTCTCTCTCGGTTTTCCCTACTGCGGGAGCTGTTTCGAGGGCAATCCTATTTGAGTCAAAGGCCCAATTGACCAACTTCGACCCGTTCTTCCCCAGCAACGAAGTGATAAGGGACTGTGCGTTCTGATCTTGGAGAACCTCCCCTTTCAAAACCCTTGTTGCGTCTGAAAGGAACTGCCCGTTAGGGGCAACGATTGTCCTTCCCTTCCACACGTCTGGTTTTGAAAACAAGGAATAGAACTTGGTGGCCTTCCCACTACCTTCCTTCATCCTCTCACGAAGGGCCTCCAAAACATCGGCCCTCAGCTCATTGTAGAGGTAGTTCTTCGTATACTCCAAAGGCATTCCGAGGACTTCTGCGGCTTCTTTCTCGCTTCCAAAGATTTTATCAAGTACGGCGGAGTCTTTGGCGATCAGTTCGGGAGCGCCTGCGTCGTTCAGCTTCTGGAATATCTTCTCGTAGAGGTCCTTTTCCATCCCGACCTTTTCCCAGGCCGGAATGTCGTCGCCATATTTGACTCCGTGTTCAATAAGCTTCGTCATTTCAGGGAGGACTGCCTCTATATCCTCCGGCTTGTACTTATCCTTCGGGAGGGCTTCGTAGACCGTATCTACAACACGCATTACCTGGTCTTTAATCTTCTCTGCGTCGGCTCCCTCTCTGGCCAATGTTTCAACAGTTTTGTCAATTACGTTAGCTACTCTTGCGGACGTCTCAGTAGATTCCTTGATAAGATCGTACCCAAGCCTAGTCCCCTGAACGTCGATCTCTCGCTTCACGAAGTCAGGGTTCGTCAGCTTTGTCAACATCTGCTGGACAGGAGTTCCAACGTTCGCTCCGTACCAGCGGGCGAACTCGTCGCCGAACTTCTTGACAGGCTCAGGAATAGCTTCTAGCCCTCTTGCTATGGTCTCCGGCAGAATCTGTTTGTAAACGTTTGTAAACGGAATATGGAGAGCCGGTCCTGCCCATCCGGCCCTAACTTTCTCGGCCATTGTAGCGTCGGTCGGAAGTTTCCCTCCGGTTTTCCGTAAGAACTCAGAGAGCGCCCCAAGCCCCTCGCTCATTTTGGCGGCGTTATTTCCAGTGCTTAACCCCTCGGCAACATTGCCGATCTTTGTCATCTCTCCCTGTAAATCGGCCAATCTAGACGCCAACTCAGGGACTGCGTTTGTTCCTTCGGCAATGAGTTTTTCAAGTTCTTTCGGGTTGGAGATTATCCTGGCAACATCCTCTGCCGGGAGGCCTGTGAGTTTTGTCAGCTCTGCCGTAGCCTCAGAGAGAACCCTGGATACTGTTTCTGGATGGTCCGAAAGAGCGTCTCGCAAATGCTCAAGAGGGCCGATCAAAGCCTTCGTCTTTTCCAGCTCAGGCCCCATTCCTGAAAGCTTGTCGGCAATTGTGAAGGCCTGCCGCTCTATTCCTTCAACGGCTTCCTTCGCCTTGGCAACCTTTCCTGCTTGCTTGTCGTATTTTGTAAGGTTAATAGGCGTATCAAAGATCCTGTTGGAAAGGGACTCCGCTGTCTCTCTGCTCTTTTTAACCTTTTGACCCAAGAGAGAAACGGTCCTGTCCCTCTGCTCAAGTAGCTTCTCTAGAGCTCCGGTTTTTCTCCCAGCGGCTACACGGTCCTTAATTTGCTCAGAGACTGCGTTGCGCCTCTTTATGGCGCCTTCTAATGCGGCCTCTTTTTTCTGTACATCCAAGGCGGCTTTCTCGGCCTTTCTCCCTGCGGCAGTTACTGGGTTCCACATATTGCTAACGTTAGCCAGTTCTTCTTCGGCAATGCCAAGCTTCGCCGCCGCCTCTCTACGAAGCTCTCCAATGGCCGCAAGTTTCTCTTCCCCGCTAACGAAAGATGAATTAATGCGTTCTATCTTTGCGTTAAGCTCTTCCAGAGTCTTTGCTGGATTCTTCGTGAGTTTCTCGGCAACTTCCGGGGCTACTCCGAGGTTCGTAACCAAGTCTTGCTTAAACGGAGCCGTTACATAATCCACCCCATGGTTGGCATAATCGAGCGCTCCTCCAGCTATATCCTTCGCTTCTTCTGCTACTTTCCCTAGCCCCTTTCTCTTCTCGGCAACGTTCAGCAACCCCTTTACCGTTGTAAGTTCTTCTCCATACCTCTCTGTTGAAAGAGCCTTCAAAACGTCCTGTAGCTTATCCGGAGCTGTTTTCGCAAGACGATCAATATCTCCTGCCGACATCCCAATTTTGTTCATAATTTTGAGGGCCTCTCCACCACGGGCAATTTTAGGGAGAGCGGAGATAGCCTTCGTGAACATCATGGGGTCCGCAACGAAGTCTGTGGTATAAGAAAATATCTTAAACGCCGGTTCGTTCTCAAAGTTCTCGCCAAACGTGGCTTTGGCAAGGCTCTTCAGGACAGAGTTCTTTTTAACTACGTCTGCGAATGAGGCATAGTCGTATGGATGTAGGATAGCATCTAGTGGGTTCTTGCCACTAAGGCCAGCGAAGAACATGGACTGCGGAACCTGGAACGGATAGCCAGCAATCTTTAGCCCCTTCTCTGCCCAGGTCGGGAGGAGCCCCCCTCCCGCTTTGTCTTGCTCTACATAACCTCCAAAGCGTACAGGCATTTAGTCCCTCATCTCATTCCCCTTCCGGGTTTCATGAGGCTACTAATAAGAGCATCAGAAAACGCCTTTCTTTTATCTGCTATTATTTTTTCTTTTATCTCAATGGCTTTCTGTTTTGCTATCAATGCCTTGTATTTTTGAACAGTAGGTTCGTAAAACTTGTTCCAAGCGGCTTTTTTGACTTCCTTACCCTTTGAGGCCCAAAAAGCCGCACCCCCGGGTCCGGCTGTTCTCGGAGAGTACTGTAACAATTGCCCCCCCTTTAAGAAAACAGCTTCGGCGTCGTCGGAGTATGCCCCGAGTATGCTAAGTGCTCCTTTTAAGTCTCCTCTCTTGACGTACTCGTCTAACTCTTTTCTAAGAGAAACTTCCCGTTGAGAGATTCCGCCAAACCCATTGTCGTTTAACAGTCGGCCATAACCAGAGACAAACTCTTCCGGGTCAACGCCTCCAGGGCTTGTCATAAACTTATGTGCCATGAGCGTAGAAAACTTTTCTTCTATTCCTTCGACTCTAGCGTTAACTTCCTCGGCATCATATTCTAGCCCGTCGTTACTTCCATTCTTGACTGTAGATACGTATTCGAAAAGTTCCTTGTTCGATTTGGCCAGACGATCCTTGAGATTGTCCGCCATCTCCTTGGTCGCAAAGGACCCTGCGGCAAGAACGTCCTTGCCGGATCCCCAACCTTCTCCTCTGAGTTTCATGGCCGCTATCTTTTCGTCAAAGCCCTTGCTTAGAGCTGTCTCTTCTCTCCTGTTTGTTGACTTAACTCCCTCTTGCCAAACAAACTTTTTCATGTCGGCTTCGTCTTTCGCCCGTGCGGCCTGTTCGGCCTGGTACCTGTTTATTGGGGAGTCCATCCCTGAGATCGCTTGGGCATATTTGATAACATCAATCGGGCTTCCTCCCTTCTCTAGGCCAAGCCTGGCAAGTGACAACACGGGGTTTTGCGCAAAAGAGGACACGCCTTCGGAAGTGGCGTTGTAAGCGGCCCTTGAGGCGTCCCCCATCATGGAGAACGGGCCGCCGAACATCCCTCCTGTAGCTTGAAGAGTCCCAAGGATCTTCGCCTGATTTTGAAGGCTAGGAAGCTGAGTGAACATATCGTTCGCATCGCCACTGCCGGCCAACATGGCTGAAATTGCGTCGTTGGTCGCCATCTCTTGGCGTCGCTGTTCGTCCTGTTGCTGGATAATCCTATCTTGATAGGCTTTATTCTCACGGTCGATCTGACCTTGCCTATTCAGGTTCAGCAACCACTGAGCTATTTGGAGCCCTTCTTGAAGTCCCATTGTACCCCTCCCTTACTTAACCAGGCTTCCAAGCCCGTACCCTGCCGCCGTTCCTCCGATTGTCCCAAGCGTATCCCAGAACCCGCCGCCTCTTGACCCTCCGCCAGCGCCCATCGACATCAGGCCCTGGTTGTTGCTGTTGGCGTTGTTGCCGAGGCCAAGGAGCATTGACAGCAACTGCAACTGATAGTTGCGGTCTGCATTGTTGGCCGCATTGGCTTGTGCGGCTCTTGATGTTTTAATCTGTTCCCAGTTCAGCATGGGAGAGAGGAAGTTCTGACCGATCTGCATCAGGTTGCCAGGGTTCATCTGCGACCCTACTGTCTGGATGGCTTGGTTGACGAGATCCCCCTTCTGTAGGTTATAGTCTCGCTGAGCCGTGTTCTGTAGTTGGGCCAAGGCTTCTGGAGATGTGACTCCTCTCATCATGGCGTTATTAACTGCGTTCCTTCCAGCGCCAGTAGCGGCAGAGTTCAACCGCTGAGTGCCGGAGGCGATCATCGAGTTCTTGATCTGCCCCCAAGGGCCAGAGTTCATATCCCCAGCGACGGCCTTGTTGTACAGCGTCTGCCACTGAGGGACCATAGTAGCGATGAGGCTGGAATAATCAGTAGCCATATCAGCCTCCGTAAGGGGTGAAGGTCACCCCAGTATTCGGGCTACCAGTGTTGGCGTAATAGTTTGAAAGGCCACGAGTCACAAGGTCGTTCCCTATGCCATAGTTGGATAGCCCGTAGTTGCCAGTTCGAGAGCCAAGAAAGCTATTGTAGAGGTTTGTCAACCATTCATTCCCCTGGTCTGTTCCCATGCCTCCAGCGGAAGACAGATTTCCAAGCAAAGCGGCCGTGACAACATCGTTGACCATGTTGCCGCCAGAGGTCGTCATGCCCCAAGGCGAACGGGAGTAACCAAAGTCTCTATACAACCGCTTTGCCGTGTCGTAGTTCGAGTTCTTCTTTCCGCCTCCAAAGAGGGAACTCATTAAACTTACGCCAGCGCCAGCGCCAGCAAGTAATCCGGCGGGAATGGCCATTTAATACCCCCAAGGGGAGAACATATTCGCTCCCGTACCCCAGCGGCCCTCCATGGGAGTGCGCCTCTGGTCAAACATATTTGCCTGGACCAACGGGTTGTTCGCCGGATGATTTACCGGCATCAGGCCAGGGAGCAACGACTGCCATCCCTGCTGTACCCCGTAGCTAGGCATTTGAATTTGTTGATTAAACACTCGACCGTTGTTGTTGCCAGGGTTAGCTCCTGATGCGTTCTTGTTCCAGAGCCCCGGAAGCAGAGACTGCCACCCTTGCTGAACACCAGACTGAGGATTTGAGATCTGAGGGTTGAACACCCTCCCGTTGTTGTTCCCAGGGTTGACGTTTCCAGCGTTCCTATTGGAAAGAGAGCCCTGGCCTCCAATCAGCGCTTGAATCACCATGTCACCAGAAACAGGCGTCGAAGCGGTCGGAGGAACCGTAGGAGTCCCAGTAAAAGGCGTGTTCAGCCCACTGTTCGTTTGCCCTGTCGACTGTCCAGTAGAGGTCGTCTGTGAAAAGTCTCTGAATATGGGAGTAGTCGCCTGCTCGTCTCCCATCCCTAAAGCCAGTCTCATCATCTGGTCCCGTGTCATCATCTCGGTACACCCTTTACCCGCCTAGAGATTATCGGGTCCTTGTCCCCAATGATGGGGATTAACAGCGATGGATTTCCGGTGGTCTGGACAATCCGTTTATCTTTGTTTTCGACAAAGATTCTATTCAAAGCGTCAACCTGGTAGGCGTAATCCTTCTCCGGCCTATCGTCCATGGGGAGCCCAGAAAAGCAAGTCCTCCAAGCCCTAGGGATAAGTATCGAAGCCAGCAAGGAAACTGTTCCGCCAGGAGTTAGACAATATTTCTTAATATCGTCATCCTTGATTAAGACATAAGGCTGGTACAAACTCCAATATCCAAGGTTCTTCGACAAATGATCCTCGGTTGTTACGGCAAAATCACAAGGCGTATCTACTGCGGCATGGTTGATCGCAAAAACAACAGCGTTTCTCCTTGAATAAGAGAGGTCTTTGCGGTCTCCTCCGTTCCCAATAACGACCTGCGTCTTTGTCCAATCATTCGTTTCAATCAGCTCTCTTACGCTAATCTCAAGAGCCATCTTGTTTACCTCAACACGAACTGGAGTAACATGATCATGCCCATCCCAATATAGACGTACCGGAAAAGCTTCTCAATCTTCTCGTTCATCGGCCTGAGGAGGTCGTCAACCCTGTGTCCTATCCTGGCTTGGTCTTTGACGCACCGTTCCCGGCAGTCACGGTAAAGGTCTTGGAGGTCTGAAACGTCGTCTGAGTTTCCAGCGATCTGTGTCTCAAGTTTCTTCGTTCGCTCCGAAAGAGTCGTTTCAACAGCTTGGAGTTTTCTGAGAATTTCCGCAATAGAGGCAGACAGGGCGTCAAACTTCTTCCGTAGATCTTCGTATTCACTTGTCGACAAATTGGAGCCTCCAAGGCCCTCGGGAGGGCGTACAGGGTGATGGATCTCTATTCTATCATTTATTTCCTCTTTTGTCTCCTCGCTGGATATTTTATACGCCGTTGCATTTATTCAAGCGTTCTGACGAGAGACAAAAAGATAGAGTCCTTCATTTTCTGCTCTGCGGGCAAATCATCGTAATCGACCATGCACGGGTGCTCTTTCTTCTCCGCGTCCTTCTTCGGGCCATACGCCCACCCGTCTTTCACCTTGCACTCAACCCAGGAGGCGTGAGTGTCTCTCGGGGTGGCGTTCTTGTTCTCCAGGAGGAAGGCGACGCCTGCTTCCGCGCTCGCCCTTTGCCACTCCTGAGCGTCACCCCAGTGAGGCATGAAAGGGTCCCCGATCGCTTCACAGTAAGCCTTGTTCGCTTCGTGACATATCTTTGCAATCTCTACGGCTTTCATCTCTTCTTCTCCTTTCTCCTCTTAGCGGGAGGAATTATTCCCAGGAGAGCCTTAATCTTGTTCCACCAGTTTTTATAAAACCGCCATGAGTACTCGTACTCTATGACAGGTACTGGTTCGGGTTCCGGAGGCGGCGGGATATAGGCAATGTTGATCTGAACCTTCCCCTTGTTTGCCATCGGCGCACCCTGCCAGGCTTCGATCTCGTCGGCCATTGCCGAAAGCGTTTCCGTCTGGGTTTCCAAAAAGGTCGGTTCAGTCTGCCATTGTTTAGGACTGTGTTCGAAGGCCCACGTCCAGAGACCGGGCAGTTGTGGAGCGTCCAACGTCGGGGAGGGCTGTCTCTCCATCAACCGTCGGATCGTTGTTCTCCACTGAGCTGGGGAAGGTCTGTGCCGTGTCGGGTTATCGGTCTGAAAGTCAAGAACGCTGGCCCCGTCGAACACTCCGTCATCGGAGAGAGACTTCCTGATCGGGTTCCTACCCCACCAGGAAGCGATGAGTTCCGCTCGGGAGTAGTCAACGCCGATTCCGTGAACTGGCCTTATAACGCTCAGCTTGGCGTCTAGTCCGTATGCGTCCTCAAGTCTGGCCTTCTGAAAGTCTTGCTCGCAGGGCTCCTTGTAGAGGTTGTCGGCCCCGTAGGCTTGCTTCTCCCACGGAACCCCACACTCAGCCATGGTCGGAGCCACCACACGGAGGGAAAACTCAGTCTCATCTCTGTCCCTGAACTCGTTCCCCCAGCCATAAATCACGTCCCTTCCCTTGAGGGTATCAACCATACGCTCGATATAAGCTGTTGTGTACTGATCTGCCCTCGAAGAGGCATAGTCAGAGACGCCCTCTTCGTTCGTTACCCACGGTGAATTCGGATGGTTCCTGCCGCAATGGTCGAACAAGTCGATCCAAAGCGTCATCCCAGCATCGTTTGAGCATTTCGCTATTTTTACAAAATAGTCAAAATATTCATCATTAAACTCTCTTAGCGTGAACCGGCCCGTAGAGCCAACCTTGAACGGCGAAACGATTTTAGAGTGGTTGATCTCTCCGTTCTCCAACCACGGGGCAAGTGCCAGGAGTCGCACGTAGTTCGCCCCGCTGTTTGCCATAGACCTCAATTCGTCTGTGCATTGACGCTCCTTCAGGCGCCATTTCCCGTTGTTCCTCTCGATCCACCCCCATTGTGTCGGCGATAGCGCCGCCAATGGTGCGTATCCAAGCCCAATCCTGTCTTTCATGTTGTTCATTCCTCTCCTTTAGGAATCATTATTTCAGCTCCCTCTATTTTTTCAAACGTCTTCGTGGCAGGCAGGTACCTCCAGAATAAAGGCTCAACGCCTGTTATGTCTATATCAGTAGAGTCAACGACGGCTATTTTGACGTCGAATTTCCCGCCTCTGATAATGGCATTATTCTCTTTTGTGTGAGCGCTCTTATTCTCCTTGTCGACGACAACGTCGCCGCAAGCAAGGACAATCCCTGTATCGATTTCATAAATAACAGCCTTCATTTCCTTTCTCATATGATTTGACCAGCGTTTGCTGTAACGGCAAGCTCGTTCGCTACCGTCCCTGTCGGTTGCTGAGCACCAATTTTCTTAATCGTTCCTCCAGAGTCGGCAACAAGGCCATATTGGCCATCTGAAAAAGATTCGTTATTTCTCGAGATCACCGTAGCGGAATTATACGAAGCAATCGAAGCAAAAGAGCATGAATGAAACGAGTTCATTGAAGCGGAAACGGATGAAAACGACGTACAAGCAAGGCCACTATAACAATTATAAAAGGCGCAATATTCGACATCCACCTTTGACGAGTCCATTATGTAAAGCCCAAACCCGCTACTCCCTCCAGGGCTGACGAACTTCATGCCCTGAACAAGGCCTTTTAGCGCCCAGTTTTTGATATAAATGCAAGAACCATTCACTGTAGAAAAAAAGACGACGCTTTTGTTTTGACTTCTTTCCGAAGAAAAGTTTTTCGCTTTTAACGTGATCTGATTATAGTTTGTTCCAAACGTGTTTCCATAAGCCAAAATAACAACTCTCACGATTGCCGTATTTAAGATTGTTTCAGCAACATACGTAGCAGGAATAACTATATACCCATCTTCAACAGAGTCTATTATGTAGACCCCGTCATAGTTTGTTGTTCCATCGATACAAACTCTTTCTCCCGCAACAAATCCATGGCCAGAAGCCAGGGGAAGTTTTACCTTTCCGGAACCAGCGTCAACAGCAGCAGCGGTTATAAAATTTTTCAGCGTTTTATTCTCGATCTCAATCGTAATAATAATGTTTAGTGCACCAAAAGCGCCGATTGAGTTCCACGCGGAATCGCGAATAGTTGCTGTGTCCAACAACGCCCCGTGATCATGGACAAGAGAAATCGTTCGTGAAGCCGTCTCATACCCATAAACGACTTGCCACGCCGACCCGCGCCACCGCCGGATCATGATTCTGCTCGCAATTGACGTGTCATTCCAGAGCATATTCTTATATGGAGCCGACGGAGCCGTTGAAGACGTGTAGATAGCCGAAGGGGAAAGAATGTTGTAATTCCCAGTATCCCAAACTCCCGTAAGAGGAACGGTCCCGTCCTCCTTCAAAAACCCTTCAACGGAAGGAACCCTCGGGGGAATGTACGTGATACTCATACGCTGACCTCTCCGAAGGCCTGATACGATACGGAACTCGTACCAACGCTCTTCACATAAATCTTGTCCCCGGCAACAAGCGAAATGCCAGATACCTGAACGCTCTCTTTCGCCCCTACCGTGGAGTCAAGAATGTAATACGCCGAACCGAAGGATTGACCAGACGGAACGACCGCAACAATGGCCTCGCTATCCGTTGACGCCTGGTTGCAAACGAACACAGTCACATCCGTCACGGTTTTGCCCGTAGGAACGGTATAGAGAGCCGTTTCAGTGTCAGACGAAGGAATACTCGCCCCGAGACTTTTCGCCTCTCTGGGAGTACCCAGGAGGTCAGAAAGGGTGATCTTATACCACCGCAGGGTCGACCGGGAATAAATCAGCAAGTAATCATTGTCGGTTGCGGTCGCAAGAGTTCCAAGAGACTCAACTGTCTGAGCCAGCGTCGTCTGGTGAGGGTTGGATGTACTCTGAGAGTGCTCAACTCCCACCGAAGCGTTCGCCTTCACTTGCTCCACAACCGTCCCGCCCTGCTTTGCCGTCGCAGTGATCAGAGCGGACCGATATACAGAGTCATCGTCTTTAGGGAGCGTAGCAAATCTGTCTTTAATGTTCGTTGTCATTAGTTATTAACGGGAGGTGTCCCTTGAGCAAGCCCTTCGATCTCGCCGGAATTGCTGGACCCATCGAGTCTTACGGTCTCGCACTCACGATAAATCGTCAATCCGCTTGGACCCCTGTAAAAATATTCGTGCCGTATGTACTTCCCTCGAACACCAAAAGTGCAATTAAACGCCGTGTTGATCGTGATATTCGTTCCAGTGAAATGAGCAACGGCGGTATTGTATCCGTGAGGAGCTGCGTCCTGGTCGCTCGCATAGCTAATCTCAAACGATGTTTCAGAGGAGTCTGTCTCTCCTCCATATCTTGAGGCCACGTATTCAACGTTAAGGCCTCGAACCGTCTTCCTCGCTGTTTGGCTCCCGTAATCAAAGAGGTTCGTTTTCGCTATGGCGACAATCGACCCCACGCCAAAGTCGGGACCGTATTGAGCTCCGAGAGGGGCAAGAATCGCCTGGTCAATGTAGTCGTAGTCCTCATCATCAGGTTTAGGCTTGGTAAAAACTATTTCTTTCCCCATAATCCCATGCCGAACGACATGGATCTTATCAATCCCGTAACCAAACGTAAAAAAGGCTAAACTCTTATCGTCAACGTCGAACACGAGAGCGACAGCACCGGGTAAGAATGGTTTAGGAGTTATTTTCGCCGAAGTATTTGGATCAACGCTTGGAGTCATAAGCCAATATTGGTTTCTCTCGGCGCTGACGCCAGAGGTGCACGTTGACGAGTTCGTGACGAGTTTAATGTTTGGGACGTCGTCAGAGAGCGTAGGAGAAAGAAACTGCCCTCCCGTTGTCATGACTTCCAGTCCACGGTTGGAGACGAAAAAGCAATACCCTGAAAGCAACTGGAGCGTGTCGCCATTGACGCATCCGATCCTTGGAGAGAGGCACTGTATTGTGAACGTCGTTGCGTCAACGCCCATCAATGCCCAAATCTCCGTAGCCTTAAACAACAGGAGCGTATTTTCGACACGCAAGACACCCGTAAACTTATCCTTTCCTGTCCCAACCTCTAGCCGGTTCAGCGCAGGAACGTAATAAGGGAACCCCTGGGTGCTGTAGGCAATTTTATGTTGTTCTGTTTTCAGGCCAACATAATATGTCGTCCCGTTCATCTCCGTGATGAAGTCGCAGTTCGGAGGAGGAATCTTGTTCTCGTCCAGTTCATCTCCGAGGGCCTCGTCAAAGTTGTGGTCCTCGTAGGTCGTGGTCGTGTTGTCGTCTATCGTGGTTAGATAATAAAATATTTCACCGTTAGAAACGGTCCTATAGAGGGTCCTCTTTACGACATCAGGGTCTGTAGACACTGGAATGTTCGTCCATTTTAGCCAGCCATTGTTGACGGAAACAGGTCCTACCGCCGGGGATGGTTGGCTCTCGATGTACATACCTTCCCCAATATCTTTGACATAACAAACGACAAGTTTATAGTTTCCTGTAAGCCGTTCTTCGGACATTAGGGCTTATTCTTCTCCCGGCAAGCAATAGCATGGTTGCCCTTTACGTTGGCCACTGTAAGCACCTTACCGTTCGTGTAACAGGTCGTTCCGTCCGTCAAGGTCCTGGTGGTATAATTCGACATGCCAACAGTGTCGATCTCCCATCTATCAAAGGCGTAGTTCGGGTCTATCCCGTCGGCATAGTCCTCGCAGTAGAACGTACAATAGCTACCGTCAACAACTGTGTACGTTCCAGGCCCGGAGCCTCCATCTCCATAGGCCGCTATATGGCCGTCTTTCGTCAGCGTCAGGCTGTAATTCGTCTTGGGGTTCGGGTCTTGACCTTGGCCATAGCTGGATCCATAGAGGATATGGTTCCCCTTGACAAAAGTGAATGTGAAGGTCGTGTCGGAACTCTCCCAAGTAGTTCCGTCCGTGAGTGTCCCAGAGCCAGTACCGTAAACGCCAGAACCGTCAACCTCCCAACGATAGAACGTATATGTAGCGTTCGGAGTAATGGTAAACGTGACCGCCGCTTCCTCCTGGACAGCAACGCCACCAGAGGGAGTCAGAGTCGAGTTCTCGTCGCAGTTCGCAGTAATGACATACGTGTTCAAAGGAGGGATCTCTGCCGTAGCTTCACCAGCACATGACGCCGCAGGTGCGTCAACCTTGGGTTCGCCAGCATATGTATTATTAACAATATAGACATGGTCGACATTTGAAACGTGAACAGAGTTCTGCAACAAAGTCAGCCGAGGAACGTAAGGAGATCCGAAGGACAAAACCTTCTCGAAATTCGGACGGTAACGCCCATTGATAAGCTTGTCCTTGTCCCTGTAAACGCCGTTGGCGCAACCGGCAATCAGAAGTCCGTCATAATCATGGGGAGTCTCAATGGTCTTCTGAATACCAGACAGAGAGAGGATCGTCTCCATGCTCTTAACGGTCCCTGCCTGGTAACTGTCCCACTCATAAACCCACCGGAAAAGCGTCGTTGCGTCACGGACGTGGAGCTTCCCGCCTTTGACATAAAAGTTCACAAGCGAAGAAAACGACCCGTCAGGTTCACCATGAATAGGCTTGTCATTCTCAATCCCCGTGTAAGACGTAACAGGGAACTCAGCAGTCTTGGCTGTCAGGCTCTTCGCCATTATGCTTCACCGAAGATGTTTCTAACAGTCCCCCTGTTCATGATCGATATGTCTCGGTCTATACCCGCCTCAGCTTCCTGCCGATACCGGAGATAGGCCATCGCCTCATCGTGCCTACGGTCCTTCTTCAACGCCTCGGACACAACGTCGTAGACCACCCAGCGCAACCAAGTATCCCTCTCAGGGTAGTCAACCTCAGTCTCGCCCTCGTCAGCTGGAGGATGATATTCTGCCGGAGTTATACCAGGGGTATAAACAAGCGTATACGCAAGGGCGCTAGTAGCCTTTGGGTAGAGCGTAGCCGTAGTGCCTGTGATACAGTAAAACATCGGCGTCCCAGTCTCGGCCATGTCAAGCTCGTTCCGCAACATCAGCGTCAAAGGCCTGTGGTACAAAACATTCCCGCCAACGGTCAGTTGATTTACGGATCTCAGGTCTGTAGGGAGAGTGATTGTGGAGGCAGGTACGGTTACCACGCCAGTAACGGTCGTGATCCCATAATCCTTGTCGTACATTGTCAGCATATCCCGGAACGCCGCATAGGAATGGTTGATTAAAAGGCATAACTGAGCGTCCGTCCAGAACGGGTTCGTTACGGCTCCCTCGGGGAGCTCAGGCGAAACCTCGTCCAGGTAGAATCGTACCTGAGAGAGCAAATCTGCTATTTTCATAGGACCACCGAAGGCTTTCTATCAATAAGCCCCTGTTGTACTGAAGCGTCATGGACACCTTTCTCAATTTCTTCCTGTACTTCTGGATCGTCAACGCCAGAGCCTGAAGGCATAAGATCCTCTAGTTCGGACGGCTTCTTGTTGTTGTCTCTCATCCACCGGCCTTTGCGAATATCGTGAATGATCTCGCCCTCGTGGTCGTAGTAGCCTTTAATGTTGATCCTCCCGTTAGGAATGGCCACAACCAGGCCCCACTTCCCAACGATGTTATTAAACAGAACTACGAAGTTTTCCCCTAGCTTACTTACTTCATCGTCTAGGCTGTCGTTCCAGGGGGAGCGGTATGGATCGAACGCCTCAAACAGGCGTCCATTATAGGCGCTAAACGCCTGCCTGAGAAAAAAGTTCCGAGTCCATACCTTCCTCATCGTTATTTCCTTCTTCCCCTGCCAACAAACGGCTTAGGAGTGTCTTCGATAAAAGACTCTGTTTCATGCTCCGTTTCAGCCTCTACAACCTCGGGCTGTGTCGTGGGATTGGCAGTCAACTCTGCCCTCAGAATGTCGAGTTCGGTTCGGATCTGCTCTTCGGGAGCCTTGTCGACAATGGTTTTCAGGTATCTAACACGGGGAAAGTCAGGGACCATTTCGGCAAAGGTTGTGAAAATTTCCTTCGCTCTGTCCCGACTGTGGGTCATCCAGTAGTTGCTCTGGCCACGGATGTTGTCGATGTATTGAAGCAGTTGGGCCTTATCGAATCTAGGCATTGTTCCTCCTCTTATGGCGGGAGGCCCCCAGGCATAAGCCCAGGGGCTTCCCTATTTTCTTAAGCAGTGAAATCGTAGTTGTACAGTTTGGCGTGGCTCTTTCTATGGGTACAAATAAACTGCCCCATCCAGTACATCTTGACCTCCCAATCCAACCGGGCGTCAAGCTCGTGGAGAGTATCAGAGCCAAAGTAACTCAACCCCTTGACTTCCCTACGCTCAAGATCGGAGGTGTCAAGGAGATACATCGTATGGGTAGAGGGCTTCCCGAAATAAGTGGAAAGATAAATCGGGATCGTCCCGTACATGTGGTAGAACGCCTTCTTCTGGAAGTCACGTCCAACCACGTACTTTTCAGCATTGGTTACAACCTTGTCGGCAGAGGCAAGTTTCAGAAAGTTCATAGCCGACTGCGGGTCCATCAGCATGACATTCGGAAGTTGCTGGTTGTTGTACACGTAGTGGTCAGAGATAAAATCCTCAACCAGGTCAACCGAGAGAGCCGCACTGTTGGCGTCAGAGACAAAGCTCTTCCAAGAACCATTGCCGGTAGTGGACGGGTTAATGCCCATGAAGGTCGTGGTCCCGACAATGCTCTGAAGCCCGTCAGGAACGGCGTTGTAGGTGTCTTTGATAGTGATGATCGAGTCGTTGGAACAAGTGACGGCACTCTCCATCACCAGGGTCTGTCCGGAAACGTCGGCGATCCTAACACCAGAGACCTCTTTGACTCCGGCAGATGTCTGAATATCAATTACCTGTCCAGGCCGAAGCTGTCCATAACATCCAGGTGTGTCAACGGCGACCGTGGTAGAGGCAGTCACGGCTCCGTTTACCAGAGCCAACTGCCCAGTCCCGTTCCCGAAGGCATACCAATCGAAATCGGCCAGAGCCGACTTGATCAGTCCCTTGGTCATATCGGTTACGGCACTCTTGGCATAAGCTCCGATACCACGGCTCTCAGCCTCGATAACGGCGGGCAAACTGATAATCGTACCGGTCGTCATAATCTTACTCTCGTAGTACCCCTTGATGGAGGCACCCTTAGCGACACGGTTTACGTTAGAACTTTCAGTATATCCGGTGAGGCCTTCCATCCCCTGAGTCTTGAGATGAATGTCCTCTTTCGTCTGCCCAGCTACTTTCTTGAAAAAAGGGATAATCTCTTTCGGCTCCCGCTTCTCAGCGAAAACCGCCTTGTCGAAAATCTTGTCAATGGCAAGAGTTTTCAACAGGTTCGTCATGGTGGCCTTGACCACCGCAACATCGTTAGGCATAGTGTTTCCTCACTCGGGAGTGGTTATATCCCACCATTCCCGGACTGTCTATCAATACCCTCAAGCTGGTTCCTAATCTCAATGTCAATGGGATCTTCATAAGGATTGGTCCCGTAGTCTCTTTCTTTTGTCGGCGTTGGATTGGAGGTTGCCTGCTTGGCAACTTGCTTGACGGGCTGTTTAGCCGCTGTTCCATTGATAATATTTCTCTTAGCCATACGGTCCTGGTACAACTTCACACGGTCAAAATACGACTTCCCGATCTCGTAAATGTCAGGAACGTAATCAATTCCTTTCATCGCCTTGGCCTGCCTCTCACCGATAGCAATCACCTTAATCTGCTCCATGTCGTCATCGGTAATCTTGCCAATAACAGGCTCAAGTTCGGTACGCAATTTCTGCTCCTGCGACTGGAAAGTGTTTCTCAATACCTCAAGCCGATAGCCATCCTCAAACTGCTTACGGCCATTAACGTCCCCACGCATTTCAGACACGGCCTGCTCAAGCCTCTGGTTCTGCTGGATAATATCTCCAAAGACCTTCGCAACCCCAGGGAACGTGATCTCCATCTCCTCAAGGATCTGCTTGTGTTGGGCGTAAGGGTCGGCCTCGGTGGCCTTCTGCGGAGGCACAGGGCTGGTCGCATCTTGTAATATCTTAACAACCTGCGCCTGCGCCTCTCTAGGAAGGGAGGAAAGTATCTGCCCGAATTGAATGGCTTGAGCGGCCTGCGGGTTCTTCCGTAGAAAAGCCTCTGCGGCCCTGTTTTCGTCAAACTCATCGGCGGGCTTTGCCGCCTGTTCGGGCTTTTTAACATCCTCTACAACCTCGGAGTCTTGCCCCGCTTCTGTAGAGGAGGCCGGGGAGGCGTTGGACTCTTTGGCATCAACCTCCCCGGTTTGTTCAGTGGTAGCGGAAGGGGTGGAGGAAGGAGTATCATGCGCCGTGGGTGGCGCTTCTTCCTTGTCCTCTCCCATAAAATGTTCTGTAAGCTCCTGTTGGAGACCTTCTAAGTCAATAGCGTTATCATCGCCTGCCATTACATCCCTCCTTGTTGGGCTTGCTGTAGAATCATTTCTTCAGGGGTAGGTATCTGTTGACCACCCTGAGCTTGTAACATAGCTTCAATAACCGCCTGAGCCTCCGGGGTAATTTCGCCACTTTGAGCCATCATGGCGGCTTGTTCTGGAGAAACCATGCCTTCGGTAGGTACGGCGCCAGCTTGAGCCTCCTGGTCCGCCATAGCCTGTTGCTGGGCCATCATCGCTTGCTGTTCCATCATGGCCGCTTGCTGAGGGTCCACCGCCTGCTGGGGCTGTTGCTGTTGAGGCTGAGGAGGAGTAAGGGATTTAGCCTTCTCTTGAAGGGCGGCTTGAGCCTCCATCTTCATCTCCTCTATCCGGGCCGACATCATAACATCCTCTTTCGCCTTCCGCATTTGGTTCTCTTTGTGGAGGGCTATATGGGCGTCCATCAATTGCTGAATAATAGGATCGGCCAGCTCATACTTTGTCGTCTTCTTTTCGCTTCTATGCTCTGCCAGGTGTACATCATCATCGTCGTCAATATCGACCTGCGGGGCCATTGAAAGGGCCTCTTCTTCTGACAGAAGTTCGGCTTTCTTCGGGTTCTTCTCTGACGTTTTAAACGCATAGATGAACTCATTCTCCCGCCTAGCTCGCAATACATCACGCCGCTGAATATAAAAGAACCTATCAATATCAGGAACGCCAAGAAACTCCATCGCTTTCTGGTTGTTCTCAACAAGGCCAAGCTGTTTCATCTGTAACATGAGCTGGAACCTCTCCATTTTCGAGAGAGGGAACCCGCTTCCAAGGTCAATCGTTATGTCGGCGCACGACAAATTGTCGCCCTTGACCTCCATAACCTCGGCCTCGTTCTCGATCCCGTTAATCCGGAGGAACCTTTCTACGTCGTACTTCTCCTGGGCAATGTGGATAATCTTCATAAATACCGTTTTAACAAACTCTTCCAGGAGTTGAAGCGACGTACTCATCCGGGAGATCCCGTTCTCCATAACAGTCCTCTGGATGTATCCAGGTATATGGGTGGATCCCTGCGGCATAGACCCTCTCAGGGTGTCGTAGTCCCCCTGGGAGTTCTGGATCTCACGTTCAAGCGTCTGGATCAAAAACTGGTGAGCGGAGGAAACGGGGAGCCCTCCAATCGGCTTAATCTCTCCACCATTCCCCTTCAAAAGCGAAATCATACCGTCGGCAATCTTCTCAATCTCGACAGTAGACCCGTATTGGGCGTAAAGATAATAGCTCCCAAGCGTCTCTGCATGGTCCATAGCCATTGAGGAAATCTTGTTCAAATCTCTCTGCGGCTGTACGGCATCTCTCAGCGTGTTGTCGCCATAATTCCGGCCATAATCCCTCTGCCAAGCGACTATAAACGGGAAAACGGTGAGCTCTTCCTCTTCAACCATCATATCCCCGGACCAAATCTTCTTCGTCCAGGTATCCCCATGCCTCTCGTAGGTAGTGTAGACAAGGCAAATCTCCTCAACCTCGCTCCACGTCCACTGATTGTCCATGTAGTAGCGAAACGGAGTTGACTCATCGGTATCAATAGAGACCGTCGGAGTATCCTCTCCCCACCGCTCAAGGATAATGTCCTTCGGAACAGCGTCTTTGACGATAACAAAACGCCCATCCTCAATCTCTCTAGCCGCCGGGTCAGAGTAAAACACAAAAGGGCTGATACAGCGGAACGAAACATCCCCTATGCCACGCTTTTTTACCGACCGCTTCTTGACATCGTCGTAAACTTCCCCAGATTTTTTCTTATCCCATGATACTTCGCCGATCATATTGCCTGTCACCATGAGCCAATACAGCCCAGGCAACAGGTTCCATACGAACTTGTGGTAACTCCAAAACCACTTAGCCATCTTCTCGACAATCCTGGCCTTCTGGATGTCGCTGTAATCCTCGGTGGATGGCGAAGCCGTGAAATTGGGAGCCAATCTCTCAAGAAACTGGCCTATCCAAACGGAAACAACTGTGGCCATTTTGTTCCGGACGGTAAGGTTTCTCCTCTTCCTTCCGGTTTCTTCCATCAAATCCTTGAGAACTTCTTTCCCAGTACCAAGCTGTCTCTCAATCCCCCAGTACTGGTTGCCGTCAACATACATGACGTTCTGCTTCCACTCAGGGAATCGGTTTCTGATTGGGTGATGGTCAACCCACTTCTTGATGTCGTCTACAGTGTTAAATCTCAAAAGAACCTTCCAACGGTGGAGTTATTTTCCTTCACTCCATCCACAGCCGTCTGAATCTTTTCGGTGATCGACTTCTCTCTCTCGGCCTTAACAGCGTCTTTGATGATCTCTTGCTTCAAAAGATCCGCACGCCAAGAGGGTAAATCATCGTCGGGCTCTTGCTGTTGCTTGGAGGCTTCCTTCTTGCCGACAATGTACCCGAAGTATGAAGATAGGCACCCACACAATATCCCTACTACCAGCTCCATTGTGGCCTCCCAAGCGATAATATATCCCCGTATGACGCATTTGTCAAGTTTTTCATAAAAACTTCTGCGCTAGCAACTCATATCCAGCCCTTGTTCGCTTCTTCAACTGCTCTATCTCTAGCTGTACAGCCGTTTTGCGAACAACATTCACGCTCTCAGGAGCCTTCAACACCTGCGGCAATAATGCGGCGGCGTCCTCAAGGTCATCATGATTCCCTCTACCACGCCCATAGGAAATTAATCTGTCCACCAAATGGTTCACGCCATCGCCATTCTTGCGGAAAAATACGTTCCCATTCTTGATCTCGGTAATTAGCTTCTTGATCCTGATCGCCTTAGCGTCTTTCTCGTTCCCGCCCATTGTCCCAACGATCTCGAACGGGAGCCCCTCTTCCTTCGCCTTCAAATCCAGCCATTCTTTGATAACCATCTGGAAACCACGCCTCTCAATCCCAACCGCCCCGACTTTGTAATGCTTCCCAAGGTCAATCAACATCCTCGCAAGGTCAAACGGGTTACTCTTCCTGGTCTCTTTACACTCCCAAATCAGCGTCTTGCCACCAGAGGTGATCGAGGCAACGACAATACCAGAAGCATCAGACCCTCTTCCCTCGGAAATGGCAGGGTCACACGATATTCCAAAAAACATCGGGATCTTTTCTACTTCGCTATCGTCAAAATACTGAATGTCCCCATAGTTCAAATGCCCCTCTTCGAGGTTCACTGGAAGGTTCATGTACTCAAGATAGAACCCCTCAAGGTCCCCAGCGGCCTCATAAGCCGCCCTAGTCTTTCTAATCCATTCCAGAGGGTACATCTCAGGCCACAACGGCTGGCCCTCTTCATCGATAATGCTATAAAACTTCACATACCACTCAGGTAACTTCGATACCAACGACGCCAGCGAATACGGGCCTACCATCGTCGCCAGCATAAAAGCCCTACCCCATCTCGGGTCCAGGGTAGGCAAGGCTTCCCTCAACAGCCATTGTAGGTGTCTCTTCCCAATCTCCGGATCTTCCGCTTCGTCTTTTTTCGTAAGGTCATCCAAGAACATCTTGGAAACCCTAGAGGTGCCAGCCAACACACCTCTCAACGCCGACCCTACGCCCCTAGCCTGTACACGGCATTGGATCCTCAACGATTGGTTCAATATGTCAAACTTCTCTTTCCCCCAGTTTCCATCGCCCTTCATCGTCCCGAAAAACGATTTTATCTTCTCATTAGACTCCAACTCCCTTCTGATCGTGTCCGTCCTGTCAACCGCTTCAGGCTCTGTCTTACACCCAATCAGGATGTTCCCCTTGTTGGTACACACAGGGTCAAACAAAATGCTATGAGATCCAAGACCGTTGATGGTCAAAACTGTCTTCCCTACACCACGAGGAGCCAAAAACTCAACAAGCCTCAGAGGACTCTTGTAAGCGGCGAAAACATCGTGGTGAAATGAACACCAAGGCAAGCTAAATGCCTCATCCAAGAATGTCTTACAATACACATCCGGGCCATCTCGCCATGTGGCATAAGCCGCTAGCCAGGAATTGTCAGTTTGGCTTAAACTCGCATTTACACTACTCATTTTATCGAACCTCCCTCTTTATTGGAAACCTTCAAAACGGCGTTCCCTTCTTTGTCCAGAGTGTTCCCAAGAAACATCTCTGTGCTCAAAGCCCTTCTGCGAACAAAGTCTCCATCTGTACAATCTCTGTTCTCAAGGGTAAGAACCTCACCCTCTATCGGAGCTTCAAATACCTCACTCGCCTCTTCCCTCACCCTTCCCCTCAACGCTTGATTTACCTGGATTATCAATGTGCCTATCTGTACCGGCTTCCCTACATCCGCTTGCCCCTTCTGGCCCAATATCTCATGCCTCACAAACTGAATCATCTGCGGATTCTCTGAACGCATACCCTTCATAACCGCAGATTTATCCATCAGCTTCACTAAAACCTCAGTTCTCTTGTCCTCTTCAGCCGCTATAACAGGCCGGAATGAACTCAGCAACTCCCTCGTCTCCCTCTCTGGCACATGAAAATCCCGGTAAATCCGCTTGTAATCCACCGGCTCACCAGCCCTAGCATAGAGGCAAAGAGCCTTAACCACCCTGTCTCTATCGTCTAAGTCTGTCTTTAACCTACCAGATACCAGGTAACGATATGACTTCTCATCAAACTCATTAAGCTCAGCTATCCTGGCTAGTAACCGATCCTCTTCCTGACTACTGTCAACTCTTTTATTCATCCTACAAGGATTCTACCAGGTTCCAGGTAACAAAGCAAACTCCAAAAGACCAAACAGCTTTTTCTTTTTCTTTTGTGTTATTTTTCTTTTTCTTTTTTTATAGTTAAGTTTAAATGATCTTTTATAATGAATACATAATTAAAAAGCTTTTAATCTTTTAAAATGTATTCATCATAAGTTCTAGTTAATTAACTCTTCTTTATCCCCATTAATGCTCACTAACATTTCCACAAAAACCACCAGATATTCACAAATCCACAGAGTTATTAACAATCTATCACTCTGTATGCTTTTAAAAAAAAGCGTGTCATTCATCCGATTCGAGACTCAGGGAATACGAAACAGGGTAAATGTACCCAGACTAAAAACAAATCGCTCCACGGGCCGGAAAACCCATATTTTTGGCCGGAAAAACTTGGGATGCAATATATCGCCCCCCCCGCCCCCGCCGGGGGCATTGGGCTCAAACCGTCCGAGACAGGGAGCCGCTGAAAAAGTTCTCAAATTTGAGTAACCGAGACTAAGATTGTCAAGGCTGAAACCAGACAGAAGGAAGCCGCTCTCCATCGGTACGAACCGCCCAGGCCTCTCCTCTCACTGATCGGTTGGGTAGGGGTTGGGGTTCCCCTTTCTTCTGTTATGTTAACTCTAAGGGTTGGCATGGTTTTTGAATGTAGGTTTTGAAAACTCGTCAAAGGTGTCAAATTTTTCTTTGGCATGAAACTTGATAGTAGGTTTTACTTGCTCTTTGGCATGGTTTTTGAATAGGAGTTTTGTTTGGCATGAAACTTGATTGTGAGATACCTGCTAAAACTTCCTATCAATTCTCATGCCAACAAAAAGAGGCGGTTTTTTCCCTTAAAAGTTCAGAAATATTTATTTATTGCTTCCTGATATTTTTTTTGAAGACGGCCTATTTAAGCGGTTTTACATGCTGAAAGAAAAATAAAATAAGGCGTTGACATTTATCTTGAAGGGTGTATCATATGTTTAGGCTGAACGTGAAGCCCAAAGGAGAGAGATATGGCTGTAAAAGGAGTCAGGTACATGAAGACCGGTTCAGAAAAGGTGGAGTACTTGAAGGTATTCTCCGAAGCGGCTGGATTCGGGGAAGCATCCTACTGGTTCGGTACCGCCAAAGTGGTAACGATAGAATCGGAGCTTACCGGAGGGAACACCCGGGGAGCCATCATTGTAAACACGGCGACACTATTGGTTTCCCCGAAAGCGGTGGATGTTCTGCTTACAGCGTTGTCGGATTTCGAGGGCTTTTCGGAGAAGGACGACCTAATGAGGCTCCATTCTGGTGACTTGCTGGTCGAGAAAGAAACAGGGAGAGGCTTCGGAATCCTCTTCTCGTAAAGTAAGGCTCTTGTGGAGGAGCAGAGCTGAAGAGTCTTTCCATGGTTCCCCTCTCATAGAGAGGGGAAACACGGGAAGATTGTAAAGCCCGAGGAGAAGGAGACAATGAGAAAAACAAAGAGGAAAGCATATTATGGAACCGTCGGGGAGAGTAGTTACGCTTTTTGTGTCGACGGAGTCGACGGAGCGGACTTCTTTGGCTTGCCGTTTGTGCGGCGGATGGCAGTGCTAGACAAGCTGATCAAATTCGAGAAGGAACAAGCGAAACACGTATCCTACGTTAAGGGGAGTCAAAGAGCAGTAAGAGAGTGGGTCCGGGATAACAAGCCGAGTCAATTTTTTGCTTGGTGGAGCTCCGACGTCTACTGCTATGAGCGATTCTATTCAAATGGCTCAGTAAAAATATCTTACACGACGAAAGAGGAGGAGCAGAGCTAAAGAGTCTTTCCGGGTTTCCCCTCTCATAGAGAGGGGTTCCCCGGGTGGATTGTATAGCCCTTGAAGGAGAAGGAGAATTGAAAACGATGAAGAGACTCGGCAAAGGAAAAGAGTGGGAAATAACAGACCAGAATGGTGCCACTTGGCACTACAAGGCCGTCTCCCGGATGGAGCCGGTTCGGTTCGGCCGTCCAACATGGTCGGAATATGAAGAACCTTATCTGTGCTGGAACCGTCACCGTTACTATCTTTCGGAGTTCTTTGTTCGTCCTGAAGCGGGTTCTTCCGGCTTGTCCTTGTTCGATGGGATCTCTCCCCTCTCATACGGGTCCGGTGTAGGAGTCCGCTTAGGTGCGGATGGTGAAGGCCAACTAATCTATTTTTATGTTTCCTGACCGCTTCCTTTCCTCTTCTCCCCCTTGCCGACCAGGGGGGAGAGTAGGGGAGAAAGTAGCCCCCTGAAAGGAGAATCAGGAATGACTAACGTAGAGAGAGGCTTAGAGGCTTGTAGAAAGAAAAAACAGGAGTACCTTCTTGCGTCAATCAGGTGCTTAGTGAAAGATGAAAGGGAACTATTCTCTTTCTGGTGGGAGAAATGTGAAGAGGAAAAAGAAAAGGAAGGCCTTTTCCTCATGCTTCGCGAACTTATCGAAGAAAACAGGCCGGTCCCTGGTTTTCTTCCGGAAAGTAATTGACGTTTCGAAAAAAAGGCATATCTTAAAAGAGAGAAAGAACTAGTTAACATTGCCTGGATGTAGTCTTTCCTCTTGGGGACCTTCCTTGAGGGTCCCCTGTAGGGAAGATCGTATACCCCTTTGGAGGATGGAGAACAATGAACGTATTGATCGAGAACATGAAGAGTAACAGGACAGGAGAACCCGTAAAGAATCAAATGCTAGTTCACGTGTTTGATGAGGAGAAGAGCTTTTCCGTGTTTTTCTCTTACGAGACTAAAATATTTACGGTGGAAACGGACAACGAAACGGGGGAAAAGATTCTGACACTTGGAGAAAAGTTTGGCTATAGCGTCACAACGGCGAAATACTCAAATCAAGCGCTGGAGCGTGTTCTTGGGGTTCCAGTCGACAAAAAGGTTCTGGAAAAGGCTCTAAAAAGCGGCTCTACAATGTTGGACCGATCAAAAAACCCAGTGAAGATAGTTGCAACGAAAGAGTTTTGAGGATAAGAGTTTTTCCTTGGGAATCCCCTCTTCTGAGGGGATTCATAAGGGAGAATTCACTGCCCTAAAAGGAGATCAGAGAATGAAACATTTTAAACGTGGATGGGTGTCGAAAAACAAAGAGGGAGAATGGAAGGTTTTAATTGAAGAGGTGGTGAGAGACGATTACAGAGCCGAAAGCAAAGAAGATGCTCTCCGGATTCTTGCGTCGGAAAAAGAGCTTGAGGAGCTTAGGGGAGAGTTTTTCGCTTATGACCGTTTTCCTATCAAGGACGAAGAGGCCGAAATACTAGAAATACGGTACCGTGTCTTTTACAGCGGGTCAAGGCCGGACCTATGGGAAGAGTACGAGACCAGAGAAGAGGCTGAACAGTACGCCCTAGAACAAGCGAAAGAAATAGCGGAATGTAAGGGTATAGAACCAGAAGAGGTTTCTATTTACGGCGGTCCGATGGAACCGGAGGGTTGGGGAGCTTGTCCCCGAGACTGTTTGGAGGCCGGGTATCCGGAAATATCCATAATGCTTAAGTAATTAGTCTTTCCCCTAGTTCCCCTTCTCCCATGAGGGGGAACGGGGGGAAATGCTAAACCAGGAGGAAGAACGATTAAATACTTGACATTTAGCCGAAAAGGAATATATTATTAATAGGGAAGAAAGTAACTCCCTAACAGGAGAATAAGAGAATGAAAAAAGCGTGGAAAACATTACCCGAGAGGAGACGGCCGATTAGGGAGACGCTGAAAAAAGGAGCGGTTTTTGAGAAGAGGCACCATGCTGGGAATGCATATGAGGTTTTTAGTTACAGAGTTTTGACAACGATGAAACGGATACGATACGGAGTTAATGGTCGAGAAGAGCCGTTTCTGTACTGGAATGGAGAGCGGTGGTATCTTTACGGGTTTGAACAGGCTAAAGGCCGATTAGCAGAGGTTTTAGACACGGCGAAGGAATATTCCCATAGACCAGGAGGCATAGGAGTCCGCTTCGGGGCGGATGGGTATGGACAACTAGTGGAGTTTTACGTTTCTAAAGAAGAAAAATAAAGAGGGTCAAAAACTTAGCCTTGACATTTAGGCTAATCGGCATATCTTGTTACAGAGAGAAAACTTAACTTACTCCTAGGAGGGAGAAGATGAAAATGAGAACGCTTGAGAACAGGACAATTTTTCACAAGGACGGGACAATCTCTTACTATTCGAAGAGAAGAGACAGGTATCTTAGGCATGAGGCTTCGGTTGACGCCGATGATATGAAACATTTCGACGAGAAGACGGCGGTCAAAATCATTGACCGGATTTCAGAGAAGAGCCGGAAAAGGGGGGAACTTCGTAAATCTGTTGCGTGCCGTATGTTTGAGACCGTTTTCTTCCATGAGGTCCGGTATCGCCTTGGCCGAGAGCCCCGAAAGGGGGAGCTCGGTTATCTTCTCCCAAACGGGGGAGGGATGTTTTTGAAGGCGGATATTCTGCGGCAAAGCACTGGGAGGTACATCCATGTTTTTCTAGGAGAAGAGCTTGCCTTCGTGTTTTACGACGACCACACCATCTCGATGATAAAGAAGAGGGTAAAGGACTGGGTTGAGGACAGGATCCATTAAGAGTCTTTCCGGCCTACCCCTCCGGGAGGAGGGGATGGCCGGGTGGATTGTGCGACCAGAGGAGGAGGAGAAAAATGAGAACGATCAGCGATAAGGAACTGCGAAAAATCGTTGAGAAGCACGGCAAGTTTTTGCGTGGAGAAGACGGAGGAGAGCGCGCATACCTGCGAGGGGCGAACCTTCGCGGGGCGAACCTGGCGGGGGCGGACCTCCACGGGGCGGTTCTAAACGGGGTAGACCTGACCGAGACGAACCTTTTCGGGGCGAGCCTGGCGGGGGTGGACCTTCGAGAAGCGGTTCTGGTAGGAGATGACATAACCGGGGCAAAGCGGTGAAGAGTCTTTCCGGCCTACCCCTCCGGGAGGAGGGGATGGCCGGGTGGAACTCACGACCTGTGAGAAGGAGGAGGTGATATTAATCATAAAAATAGCTTGACATTTCGGACGGCGGGAATATATTGTCTTATGAGACAAACAAAAGGAGGACGAAAAATGAGAAGAGACAGAAGGTTTCAGCTTTTGTTCAACAGGGATAGGGTGGCCTTAATTCTGGACTGCTTGGAACAAGCGAGAAGAACGTTTAGTGCGTCTGGCGAGAAGAGCGAGGAGGAGCTTGCCGAGATTGAAAAGCTGGAACATTCTTTTCGCCAGGTTCTGGCCTACGACGAGACGTTTAAGGAGATTTTCAAGGGGGGGGGCAAATGAGCATAATCCAAGCCGTTGCTTTTCCTTCTGCGTCTTCGTTGGTGCGTTGTGTGGATGATGAGGGGGATGGGTTTTTCACAACTTCATACTGGCTGAACGGGGCTTCGTTATGTTCTGTTAGCGGGTCCCTTTTTCCCGACAAGGGAGAACAGCCTACTGTTTTTTTCTTCACCGAGAAGATGGTCGGGCCAGAAGTAGATGAGGCTTTTGCCGCTGTTACCTTTGATCTGTTCGGGAAGAGCTTTACTATAGAAGAGGCGAAGGAATATTCTTTGACAGGAAAGCCGGTAAAGGTCAACAAGAGGACGGCGATTTTCCAGTGTATGCCATTCTAGGAGGGCGCTGAATGAGCGACGACAAGAAGCAAGTTCAGGTTTCGTTTACCAGGAAAGAACTTTGTGATTTAGACGTGGCTCTGTGTCTGGCCGAGGATGAGCTAACTGATTGGGGGTTAAAGAGACCATTGAGGTTTAAGGATCTTAGGATAAAAATTTTGGCAAGCATACCTTTTTTGACGGAGGAAGAGGAGGATACTGATGCCTGAATGGATGAAGGCTGTAGTTGGACTAACGATTCTTGTTATCATGGTTTCTCTTTCGATGAGCCTTTTCGTTACAATAATTGCTTTAGCAAAGGCCATTTGGAGGAAGATAATAAAGAAGCGGTTCAGGGAGTTCACCACCGAGGAGCTTACGATAATTGTCATGGGGTTGGATTCCCTGTTGGAAGAAGGGCCGAACGAAGAAGGGAAAGAAAAGATTCTTCAGATAATCGATAGGGTCGATGAGGAGAAATGGGAAAAGCTAAAGGAGGAAGAGCATGAAAGGCTACTCGATTCGTAGGGTATGGTCAAGCTGGGGAATCTGGGATAACTTGAGAGGCGCCTGGGCGTTTGGGAGAAAGATGTTCCCGACGAAGGCGGCGGCCAGGAGGGCGTTGACTTTCGCAAACAAAGCGAATGACAAAACGCTTGACAAATATTAGAACAGGCATATACTATATATACGTGGAGGGAACGTGGACGAGAAGACATGTTCTGCCTGTGGTGGGTCTGGATGGGTGGAGGAGGATGAAGTGAAAATGGCAAAGCTAATTTTAACTCCGTGGGAGAAGATCTGCGTGCGTGATTCTCTCCATTTTAACAGAAAAGAGATGAGGAGGTAAAAAAGTGAGAGAGTACAGGTTAATGCTTACGCCATACGAGATTGAGGTGGTGAAAAATGCTGTGTGGGATAAGTTACAGACAGCCCTAAATAACAGGGAAATCATGGAACGCGAACAGGCGTCAGACAGCGCAAGAGCTAGGAACGAGGCTTTTATCATAGCCGCAGAGGGGGTTGTCGAAGAGATTGGGAAGAAAGACCTTGACGGCCTGTGCTACTATGAAGAGAGAGAGAGCATTGTTTTGAGATATTTACAAGCGATCATTAGCAACCGTGACGTTGAAGAGAACAAGAAGCGCCGTGAGATCTACGAGGAGAATAAGAAAGTGGCAATGAACCAGGCGTTTCAAGAGGAACTTGAAGACAGAGATATTTTTTTAAAAACACAGGAGGGAAAATGACTAAAGAAAAGCAATGTGCTATGGACAAACGTGGGACGATTTCTATTAAGCTGACGCCGGAAGAATTGAGGATGCTCAAGCACTTTTTAAACGTTACATTAAATTCAGTACACACATACCTACAAGACGAAACCATTGGGACTCCGGAGCAAAAGGTGCACCTAATGCTGGCGACGATGGTTGCGCTTCGTGTTTATAGGGAGATCGTTGCGCCGTGCGTTGGGTGCGATGCGAAGAAGGTAGGAGAGGGCGATGTGGTTAAAAAGATCGACATCAACTAAAAGTAAGTGGGGTGCGTATATAGATAGGGAGCTAGAGAGGATCTTTCTAGATTCTGAAGAGAAAGGTGTCCCTGATACATTGCCGGAGCAAGACGATGTGATGCTGAGCCTTACCAAGGATGAGCTGAACGCTCTATATCTGATTTTGATGGAGGGGGAGCAATGTGCGTCAGTGGCGTTTGGATCTTCTTTTGGAACGGTTTCCGTTGACCTCGGGCGAAAGGTCCAGAACGCATGGACGGCCCATTGCGGGACGAAGAAATGAGGGGCGAGGGGAATGAAACGCAAAACAATCGATTTAAGAGGAGGACCAGCATGAGCGGAAAGACCGTTAGCCTTACCATGACAGTTCGTGAGTTGGACGCTGTAGCGTTTGCTTGTTTACGAGAGCACGCCAAACTCGGTCTACTTAGGAGAAGCCAACCAGAGTTGAAAGGGCTTGAAGAGGCTTACGCTTTATACTCGGGACTTCTAAGCGAGATGTTGGCTCTACAGAAAGAGTTCTCTGAGGAGGGCAAATGAGGTCTGTCGTTAAGCCAGAACATCCATTGGCAGAGCTTATGTTGCGTGGGTTATTCGGCGTGGAGTCGGATTGGATGCAGGCGAAGGAAAGACTTCGGGCCATACATAATACAATAAAGAAGTCCGTTAAATGGCACGAGGAAGAGATGGCGAAGGCTAAGCTCCAATTCGAAAGCGATCTTGAGGAGCAATCCGAAGAACACAGCGTAACTTACACAAGGAGGGCCGTATACGAAGTCGATTACGCAAGAGAGTACACACCCTATGTAGACAGGTTCAGAATATTTTCAACGCTCTTGCTTCCTGAAAAGGGCGAGAGTAAGAAAGAAAATATTAACGCTTACATGCTTGTCTTTCGATCCGTAAGAGGGGAAGACAAAATAAAAGAGCTGGAGGAGAAAGCTGTTCGGTTGGCAAAGAAGTTCAAGGGGTCTTATGCCTTTTCGTTTTTTGATAGGGACGGGAACCATATGCTTCACAGTCGAAGGCTATATCCATTGGAGGAAAGATGACGAATATCTTTGTTACTCAAACGTCTGACGGCTGGATGGTCCGAGAGGTTGACGAGAACACCAGGGAGCATGTCTCGACACGGACGTTCAGGTCGGAGAGAGGGGCCTTCAAACACGTTATGGAGAGGGTCGCTTCAGGAAATGCCAGAGACATAAACACGGACCAGTACCATTGGTGGACCCTCGATGTTGAGGGCGTCGCAAAATGGTTTTTGGAGCTTTATGGAGATGACTAAAGAGGAGCGATTGACGATGGAGGAGATCAACACGATGAACAGCAATGGCGATGCTGTAGCTATCAGACGATTGTTGATTGAGATGTACAAGGCGGCTGAACAGATGGAAGAGCAAGAAAAGCGGGAGGCGAAGGATGACCGTGAGGGAGGGAATAAAGGCGTTCCTGGACAACATGTACCTTCGGAGCCGTTCCAAGAGGACGATTGAAGAGTATCAGAGGTCGCTGAGCGCATTGGATCAGGAGGCTGAGGTCGGTTCTGTCACCCAAGAAACGATCAGGGGCCTCCTGGCGGCCCACGTTAAGGGCGGCCACACGGGTTCAGGGAGAGCTTTTCTCGTTGCGGCCAGAAGTTTTTTTAAGTACCTACAACGCCAAGGGGAGATCAAGGTTAGCCCGGCGGCAGTGATTCCTTTTCCTAAAATGCCTGAGCGGTTGCCGACGGTTCTGACGGAGAAAGAGGCTGAA